AGAAACCGGTCGAAGAATGGCCATCGTGGAGTCTTTAAATGAAAAGAAAACAGACTCCCTTTGAAGCATCACAGAATGATGAGCTCAAGACAATAGAAATCAAGCTAGATAGAGTTCTTGGTATCATTGGTGGATTAAGTGAAGCAATGACTGAGAGAGTTGAGGAAGCAAAGAAACTCGTACATGAAATGAAAGAGAATTAACTATGGAGACTATGATGGATATACTATTTACCTTTGAATATATGATTTGGACACTACTCGTAATGATGGTTATGGGTGGTGGTCTTTTATTACGAGAGCTACGAGCTCTACGCAAAACAATAGGGGGTTGGATTGATTATTCCAAGACTCGTGATGATAAATAGAATACTTTTAGCAGCGTTTGCTGTGTTTATATGCTTATGGGGCGTTGGTCGTGCGTTAAATGTAGAGCAACATCCTTATGATAGGTGTATGTTAGAGTTTGTACAGCCTGAGAAACAAATTGAATGTGTATGGAGATTGGGAAATGAAAGACCCTAGAAAACCAAATGATGATGCGATTTTATTTACGATAGTTCTTGGAGTGTGTGCAATGACACTCTTGATGTGGATGCAGCTGTAATGAGTGGTATGCATTTACTTCCTATTTACTATACGACCACGGCTCATAGCCGCAAGCGAAAAAAGCAGCGAAAAATCTCCAAGAGTATGCAAGAGGCTCAGAGAAAGCACGATAAGTTTCTCAAGAGTATGGGAATTGGTACAGAGAAGAAACGGAGCGTAGCGCAGTCTGGTAGCGCATCTGCTTTGGGAGCAGAGGGTCATAGGTTCAAATCCTATCGTTCCGACCAACCTGTTTCTAAGCCGGTGAGTATTCACGATAAAGATTGGAGTCCGTGTCCGAAGAAACCAACGCATATAAATACAGGAAATCATGTCATAGGTCAAGCCTATAATAAAGGTAACTATCAGGTACTTAGCTCGAGTGAAGTAAAAGACGATATGACAGGCAAGAGAAGATAAATGAATAACATCTTATAGCTCGATACCGAAAGGTACTGGTACTTATATTTTATATAAGTGAGTTCACTCTCAGAGGAGCAATAGCCCAGAAGTAGTATAATTTGATTACCCAGACTCCTTATAAATAACTTTGTAAGGAGTCTATTTATATGGGACAGTCGGATCATTTTATGGGACTAGACGGATTCGTCTGGTTCGTTGGAGTTGTTGAGGATCGAAATGATCCATCCAAACTAGGGCGTGTTCGTGTACGCTGTCTAGGCTATCACACATCAGATAAAGTATTAATACCTACGGAAGACTTACCTTGGGCTCATGTCATGCATCCTGTCACTGATCCTTCTATGCAAGGTATGGGAAACACACCTTCTTTTCTTGTTGAGGGAAGTTGGGTGATGGGTTTCTTTATGCAATCAGACATGAGACAGCAGCCTATGATCATGGGCTCGTTGCCAGGCAATCCATATGAAACTGGTGACTCATCTAAAGGTTTTCATGATCCGAATGGCGTCTATCCACAAAATCCAAATAGTGCATCTGGTCACGATCTAGAAGAGAGTGATACAAATCGTCTTGCGAGAAATGATAAAGGTACATCTCTTAACATACCTATAAATCAACATATAATGCTTGCAGACAAAGCAACAGATCAAGCAAACTATACCTATATTCCTGTAGCTGGTAGTTCTCCTTTTGCACAACCTACCTCTTCATATGATGCAGAATATCCTAAGAACCATGTTTATGAATCAGAGAGCGGTCACATTCGTGAATATGATGATACAAGTAAAAAAGAAAGAATACACGAATATCATAGAACAGGAACATTCTATGAAATTGATGGTGGCGGAAATAGAACTATAAAGATTGTGGGTGATGGATATCATATTGTAGCTGGTTCTGATTATGCCTATGTTGGTGGTACTGTAAACCTTACTGTTGAGTCAAACTGTAATACCTATGTTAAAGGTGACTATAACTTACAGGTTGATGGAGACATGGAAGTTTATGTCAAAGGCAATAAGAAAGAAACTATTTTATGTGAAGGTCTTACTACTGGCTCAGTTACACAAATTATTAAAAATGGAACTAAGACAGTTTCTGTAGATGGTGCAGTTTCAGAAATATATGGTAGCACTCTTACAACTTCTGTCAAAGATAAAGTAACTCAAACTTTCGTACAAGGATTACAAACAAATATAACTGGTGCGTATGATTTAGATGTTGGAACAAATCCAAACGACAGTACTATTATTGGTAGTATTGCTATTAACACACCAACCTTTGATATTGACTCTGTAACATCTATAGCAATGGATAGTGCTAATATTAATCTCAATCAAGGTACAAAAGGTGCTGCTCGTGTTGATGACCCAGCAGACACTGGTGATGCTGGTACTGGTAGCCACTTTGATGTCAACTCTGCTGGTACAGATAAAATAGAGTCTGGTTCTACGACAGTGTTTATTGGTACTACTGCTCCAACGATTACTGAACCAACTCTACTAGAAGCAACAGACAATTTAACTATAGATGAAGATCCAGTAGCAACTGTAAAAAATGCGTATGGATTTTCTAATCTTGATATTGATAAGACTTACGCAGATGCAATTATAAGTGGTAGAAAAGCAGAGGTAGCAGCTGGAGTTGACCCAGACACTAATGAGGGCATTGAATACGGAGATGGATATGGTGGAGGAATATCACCTACTACTGGTCAAGTCGGTATAATCAAAACTGAGTCGGCAGAAAATTCAGACTTAACAGACGACCAATTATCTAAAAATTATGTTGGTCAATCAGATTTCAAACCGTACACATCGGTTAACGGATATAATAAAGACGGAAGACTCACTTTCTTATCTCATACTGATACACGAATTTCTCCACTTCTAGGCCAAACTCTTGAAGACCTTGCAAAGGCATATGGTGCTACATTGACAATCACAAGTGCATATCGTTCTCCATCATATAATGCAAAAGTTGGAGGTGCAAAGAAAAGTAAACACCAACAAGGCCTTGCGTGTGATATTTTAATGAACAATACAACAAAGGCACAAAGATTAGACTTTATTCAAAAGGCATCTGAGTCAGGCATAGAAGGTATCGGAACTTATTTCCCATCTAGTTCTGGTGCAAACTTTGTACACTTAGATATTGGTGGGAAACGTCAATGGGGCCCAAGTGGAAGTAGAACGTCACAATATGGTTGGGCAAAATCAACATTTAAGAGCTTAGGATACACACTTTAATTAAATTAAATCTTATAAATAATAAGAACAATAGGAGTCCATAGGACATGGCGATATATGACGCACAGCTGAATAACAATTCAGAACGAAATACTAGACAGTATACGGATTTAGATTTGTTTTTTGGTAAACGTGCATCTAATAATGATATTGGTACTATTACCAATGTTCAAGCTGTTAAACGATCCATACGAAATCTTGTACAACTCAATCAATTTGAAAAACCTTTTCACCCAGAAATAGCATCTAACGTAAGAGGAATGTTATTTGAATTGATGACACCAATTACATCACTTATGATTGCAAGAATGGTTGAAGATGTAATTACTAATTTTGAACCAAGAGCAATATTACAAGCAGTAACCGCTCTTCCAGATTATGATCGTAATGCATATGAAATTAAAGTGGAGTTTTATGTTATAAACAGACCCACAGAGCTGGTTGATATGTCAGTACTATTAGAGAGATTACGATAATGGCGGTTAATAATAAAAGACTCAGAGTTACAGAACTTGACTTTGATGATATTAAACCAAATTTAAAAACATACCTTAAAGCACAAACACAATTTAAAGATTATGATTTTGAAGGTTCTGGAATGAGTGTACTTCTTGATACACTTGCATATAATACTCACTATCTTGCTTATAATGCAAATATGGTTGCAAATGAAATGTTCTTAGATAGTGCATCTCTTAGATCAAGTGTTGCCTCTCATGCTAAAGCTTTAGGATATGAAATTACTTCTGCACGAGCTCCAGTAGCAACAATTAATATTAGTTTGTCTACTACAGACGCAACAAAAACAATGCCTGCAGGCACAGCATTTACTGCAACCATTGATGATGTTACTTATCAATTTGTAACTATTGCAGCTGTTACTTCTTCAAATACTGGTGCATCTGTTCCATTTGATAATGTAAAAATTTATGAAGGAACATATACAACAACAAAATATATCGTTGATACTTCTGACATTAATCAAAGATTTATAATGACTGATGCTAGAGCGGATACTTCTACACTTACTGTTAAAGTTCAAAACTCAGTTTCCGATACTACTTCTACAACTTACACATTAGCAACTGATATAACTCAATTAAATACAGGAAGTAAAGTTTACTTTTTACAAGAAGTTGAAGCTGGTAGGTTTGAAGTATATTTTGGAGATGGTGTTATAAGTCAAGCATTATCAGATGGTAATATTGTTTCTTTACAATATGTCATAACAAACAAAACACAAGCAAATGGTTCATTTGCATTTTCTTCACCAGAAGCTATAGATGGTACAACTACTATATCAATAACTACTATTAATGCAGCTGCTGGTGGTGCAGAACCAGAAGGTATATCTTCAATTAAATTAAAGGCACCTCTTGACTATTCAGCTCAAGGAAGAGCAGTTTCTACAAAAGACTATAAAGTATATGTTAAAAAATTATTTGCAAATACACAAGCGGTTTCTGTTTGGGGTGGAGAAGATGGAAGTTATGACACAAGTACAGGAGTAAGTTCAACTCCAGAATACGGTAAAGTTTTTATTTCAATTAAATCTACTACTGGCCAATCATTAACTACTGTACAAAAAACAAATTTAGTAGCCGCACTAGCACCATATAAAGTTTCATCTGTTACTCCTGTTATCGTAGACGCAGAGACTACTTTTCTTATTTTAGGGGTTACTTTTCAATATGATACATCATCAACAACTCTAAATGCAACAGATTTAAATTCTAAAGTAAAGACAACTATTGAAACTTATAATAAAAATAATTTACAGACATTTAATAACCCATTTAGACATTCTGAATTATTAGGATTAATTGATAACTCAGATAATTCAATAATGAATAACACAACTACAGTTACAATGGCACAATATTATACACCAACACTTGGAACATCTGCTTCTAAAATTTTTAATTTTGCAAATCCTTTTTATTATCCACATTCTGGTCATAATGAAGCTGCTGGCGGTATTGTTGCTTCCACAGGATTTTACTTGGATGATGGAACAACAGAATATTTTCTTGATGATGATGGTTCTGGTAATTTAAGAATTTATAGTTTGTCAGGTCTAACAAGACTTTATTTAAACAGTTTAGCTGGTACAGTAGATTATACAAATGGAACAATTACTCTTGGTTCTGTTAATATAACAGGAATTTCAAATGTAGATGGAACATTATCTACTCGAATCCGTATAACTGTTATACCAAGTTCATTTGATGTTGTTCCTGTAAGAAATCAAATAATAGAATTAGATTTAGTTAATACAAGTATTAATGGTTCTGTTGATGCTGCGGCAACTACAGGAGTAGGATATACAACAACTCAAACTGGTTCAACTTCTACCACTACAGTTTCAACAACATCATCTACACCTAGTTCATCGGCTTATTGATAAATGTCAGAAAAAATAACAAAATTTACAAATAAAGTTTCCCCTCTTATTGAGGGGCAAGTTCCTGACTTTGTTCAAGCGGATCATCCGATATTTGTTGATTTTGTAAAAGACTATTTCAAATTTTTAGAAGCTGGTAGACTTACTCTTACAAATGTAATGAATTATGTTTCGCAAGAAACTAACACAGTTAATTATATTTTAAATGAAGAAGGCGATAGAATTGTAACTGAAATTGGTGAAGGCACTACTGGTCTATTTGTTGTTGGAGAAACTATAACTGGCGGAACTTCTAAAGCAACTGCAACAGTCCTTGTTGATGATTCTAGAAATGCATACTTATATGTTAGTGGACAACAAAGATTTGAAACTGGAGAAACCATTACTGGTGGTACATCTAATTCTACTGGTACAATTGATGAGTATCGTGGAAACCCAATTCAAAACATTCAACAGATGTTGGAATATGCAAATGTAGATAATACATTATATGATTTCTTAGATCAAATGAGAGATCAGTTTATGGTTTCTATACCAGACAATCTGGTATCAAGTCTTGATAAACGTAGACTTATAAAAAATATTAAAGACCTCTATGCAGCTAAAGGTACATCTGAAGGTCACAAACTTTTCATGCGTATGTTGCTTGGTGAAAATGCTGAAGTATTTTATCCAACTGAACATATGTTACGACCTTCTGCTGGTAAGTGGGAAAATAAAACAATCATAAGAGTTGTAGCTAATTCTGGTGTTGAAGGTGAAGAAGTTGTTAATCAACTACTTACAGGAGGTACTTCTGGTGCAACAGCAATTGTTGTAAGTTCAGTTGTTTCTCAACAAACAAGTACTGTTGGTAGTGAAACTTTTAATGATGCTGTTACTGAACTTGAAATTGCAAATATAGACGGCACATTTACAGATGGTGAAACTCTTACTGCACTTTCCACAACAAGAGATGTTAATGTTAACTTTACTCTTTTTGGAATTGTTGCTTCAGCTTCAGTTGTAAATGATGGTATTCTTTATAGTAATAACGAAGAACTTGAAATGGAAGCAATTGGTAATAACTTTGCTGAAATACTTGTTGATGGAATTAAAACTGGTAGTGTTAGTGAAGTAATTGTTGATGATGTTGGTTCGGGATATGAAGCTGGTGATGTTCTTACATTTACTGCAGCCTCAGCTGATACAGATGTAGAAACAGCAACTGGTTTTGTAAGTGTTATTGGTGGAGGTATTCAGTTAGAAAGTGGAACGCTAGATGACTCCACTATTACAGATGACATTATTATACTAGAAGGTGCTGGAACAACAAGTTTAGTTTCTTTTGACTTTCAATTAGAAACTACTTTAACTGATTATTTTCAAGGGGACGCAGATACCACAGCCTTTACTCTTGTAAATACAAATGCAGACAATGACACTCTTACTGTTTATGTAGACAATGTACTTACACCAGCAGTTAATGCATTAACGAATGGAAATATTTGGTCTGCCTCAGGAACAACACTTACTTTTGTAGAAGCTCCAAGTAAAAATGCATATATTGTTGTACAGGCTGGTATTGATCATATACTTTTAGATAGAACAGATACAGTAGGTGGTGTTACTGGTTCTGGAACTACAGCTGTTGGCGGTTCTGATTCTGGTTACAGAATAAAGAGTGATACTGTTACAGAAGAATTAGATACATATACTACTGATTCAGATCAAATTGTTTTAGAGTATGATACTCTTACAACCTCACAGGCATCTTCAATAAGAAAAGTTTATATGTCTCGTATTGGTTCTGGTTATTCTACTCTACCAACTGTTGGTGTTACAACCACTGGCGGTTCTTCTGCAAAACTTTTAGCAACAACTACAGATATTGGTGCCGTAAATAATCTTAAAGTAAACAATACTGGATTTAGATACAAGAGTGCAAATCCACCAGACGCAACTATGCGAGCTCACTTTATTGTTAAAGATGTATCAGGAACATTTGCTGCTGCAAATACTTTAACCACACATACTGGTACTGTTAAGTCTTGGGACGCTACAAAGAATGTTCTTGAAACAACTTTTGAGGATGTAATTAGGCTTACACAAGAACAAGATGGCACTTTCAATGAGGGTATTCAACTTGAAAGTGGTACAGAAATACTTGACCCCCAAGGTGTTCTTTTAGAAGACGAACAAGACTTTGATGTTGATGGAGATAGCATTATATTAGATGCTTCTGGTACTTTTACTCCTTCACCCAAAACAGATAATTTTATAGTTAGAAAAGTTTCAAATGATGCTGGTACTCAAAATTATTTTTCATTAAATGGTGGTCAAAATCCAATCTTAACTTTGTATGAGGGTAATACATACTTCTTTGATTTATCTCATAGTTCTTTGTACAATGATGCTACAACAGCAAATCATCAATTAAAATTTTCTGAAACTTCTGGTGGCACTCATGGCGGTGGAACTGCATATACTACTGGGGTTACAACATCTGCAGCCTCAATTGCAATTGGTACATCTGGAGCATATATTCAGATTGTAGTACCAAGTGGTTCACCTACTCTTTATTATTATTGTGTAAATCATTCTGGTATGGGA